GGCGGCGGCTTCGGCAGCGGCTTCGCCAGCACGCATAGCCGCAGCAATTCGCTCCTGCGCATCAGCCTGGAGCAGCAGGGTTGCCAGCATCGCCTTAGCCGCATCCGCATCGGCATGCGTGTGGCCACCATCGGCAGGGCCAGCCGCCTGAACAGCCATTGCCGCTGCTGCGAGTCGGAACTGTGCCGCTGATTCTTCGGCAATTACAGACGCCGCCTTTTCATGCTTCCCGTTCGCCAGTTCGATAGCTTTCGCTTGGGCACTAAGACCGGAAATGTATTTGTTGTTTGCGTCGTTAGATGCGGAAATGATCGCAGCTTGGCGCAAGCGCTCTTCTTCGTCGAGGCGGTAGGACTCGGCTGCATTCGCGGCTTTCGCGGCAGTCTTCTTGTCCCAGATATCATCGAACTGCTTTTGCGTCTTCGCCTCTTCGGCCGCTGTCGCGTTGTTATGCGCGGTCAGCGCGCCGAGCTCCTTGTCGTAAGCGGACATCTGCGCGGCGGCCGTGTCGTCAGAATACTTGTGCTTATTGGCGTAGAACTGCTTGTCCGACAGTTCGCCAGCCTTGTGGTACATTTCGTCCAGCGTGGACAGGTCTGCATAGTGCTTTTTCAGAGCGGAAGATTCCGCCTCCATGCGCGCGATTGCGTCTGCCATTGCGGTGCTTTCGGCGCGGTTGACTTGAGGCTTAGACTCTCGCCCCTCGGTGTCGCGGAAATTGGGCGTACCGACGTAGATGCTGTCGTGCAACTTGTTGACAGCCTTGCGCGCCACCTCTTGCGCTGCGGCGCCTTCGTTTGCCGATTTCATCAAGATCGCTGTAGCCTGCGCCGCATAATCTTGATCAATCTTGAGGCTTGCGGCAGCATCTGCCTTCTGCTTTGCGAGGCGCGATGCCATGCGCTCATCAGCAGCCCGCTGGAATCGGTCAACAGTCCTGGCTAGATCGACTTGTGATTTCTCGTAGTCGGACTGTTCTTTTGCGAGCGCGGCAACACGTTGACGCTCTAGCCTGTCATGCTCATCCATTTGCCCAGCAAGAGTCGCTTTGGGATCTGCGTGGGCCTCGATCGTGTTGAACTTCATATTGATGTCGTTCCCGGCCGACTGATGCGCCGCCCAAGTTCCTGCCATCTTCAGGCCAGTCAGGATATTGTCGATAGCGTTGGCGACGCCGACAAAGACCGCCGTCAGGTCATGCCCCCACTGTGCAAGTTGTCCGTTTTTCGACAGATCACTTACTTCGCCATTTGCATTTTTCAACTGGTCAGTGAATGCCATAACGGCGACCGTCAGAACCTCATTGAAGGTTTCGCCGATCTTAACTTTGAGGTCTTCTGTGTACCGCTGCATCGACTTCAGTTGCTTGCCCGCCGTATCCATGCTTGCGGTATAGGTGCCGTTGATGTCGGACCCGCGCTCGATGACCGCATTAAGGCGAGCTTGCACACGCTCGTTCTCGGTAAGCTCTTTGGTCGTCTTGCCCAGCGAATCGGCCATCTGCCCATATGCCGCTTGCAAATTGACGTTGATGCCGATGTTGCGAAGAATCAGGGTGTTTCCGCGCGCAATACCATTTACCAGGCGGTCAAACGACTCGGACGAATTGATATTCCCGATAACGGCGGCATCCTGCGCGATGCGTGCGAGTGCGCTTGCGTTTCGCAGGTCGACGTGCGCCTGCACCAACTTGATTGCAGACTGGCGTGACTCCGCCATGGTGATTCCCTGGGCTGCAATGGACTCTGTGGCCGTCGTCATCTGAGCCTTCGTGTAGCCAGCATTGCGGCCGACTACTTCCATAACTACGCCCAGCGTCTCGTACCGCGCGGCAAGCAATGCTGAATCCTTGATGTATTCGCCGACCTTGAGCAGCGCATAGCCAGCTGCCAGCAACTTGAGCGCATCCATTAACTGGCCAGAGCTCCGGGCGGCATCCTCTTGCGCCTTCGCTGCCGCCCGAACCGCATCTTCATGCGCCTTGATTGTAGCGATGGACTTTCCAGTCTCGGCTGTCACACCCATCTGCGCGGCCTGATAAGCCATCAATTGAGACCGACTCATTCCCACCGTAGCTGCCTGCTCTCGATACTTTTCAATCAACTGCTGCTGGCCTAGCGTGAGCTGAGCGGTAGAGGCGCCAAGAGTCGCATTGCCGGCTGCGGCAGCCCTCGCCTGCTCTGCTTGCGCAGCCATGATCTTGGCCGTGTCGTTCATCTGGCCATTGCTGGCCTTGACCCTTTGCTCCACCCGCACCGACGCATCGGCCAGCGCATCAAGCGCCTTCGCGCCCTCTGTAACAGGACGCGAATCTAACTGGATGCCAATCGATGCGAAGTCAGTCATGGTTCTACTTTCTTGCTGTGGTGAGCTACAAAAATTGCATCAAGACGCCAAATGACATCCAACTCGAACGGCGCCAATGTCATGCCGGTCAACTGCTGCCATGTGACGATTTCACTTGATAGCCGACTGACGCACATACCGTTGTTCTGGCGCATGCGGCACATCTGCTGGAAGTAGTCCCACAGATGGCTAAGTTCAATCGGCACAAATAGTGGGATCAACTGCTCTGGCGTGACCCCGCTGGTGCGCTCGAAAACCTCAAGGTGCTGGCGCAGGGTGCAGCCGTCACCCTGATCTTCTTCGAGACTTAGTTGCTGTTCGGCGTAGGCGCAGAGGTGGTCTGCGAGACCGGCAAAAAATTGCTATCCTCGAACAGGGCATATTGAATCTTTTCAACCCATGTAGGCATTTGGGCGAGGATGCTGAGAACCACGGAGGCATCGAATTCGCGCTCGACGCCGTTCTTGTCCCAACCGAACCAGCCGACCACAACGGCGGCGGCTCGGGCTACATTCTGGTCTTCGATGACGCTGATGACCTTTTCGGCGCCTGCGTCCGTTTTCTGATCGATGGCCTTCGTTCGGTTTGCGGCAGCCTTCTGATTGACGATACGCAGCGCTTTGTCGGCAGCGCGATACAGGTCACTGTTGCGACCAACGATATGAAAACCAGATACTGGCTCTCCGTCAGCGTCGAAAATGACGCCAACTTTGAACGTCACAGGTTTTGCGACTTCTGCCGAGATGATGGCGTCAAGGTCGTACGATTTCGGGATATGGTTTTCGGTGCTCATGGTGTAGCCTTTCGCGGGGTGGAAAAGTGCCCGTGCCGGCCGCTGCGCCCCGCGAGAGGCGACAGCGGCAGACCGGTGCTTGTAATGGCTTGCGCCAAATGAAAAAGCCACCGGATTAGGGTGGCTTCAGAAAAGATTGTGATTATTTAGATCGTGCAGCTGCTGTGAAGCTCGCGCTTTGCACGAAGATATGCTTGGTGAGCATCCTCTGCGCTGCTGAATGTTCCGAGGTGCTTCCGCTTGCCGTTCGTGTTTATCTGGGCAAGGAAAAATCCAGCCCTTCCTGGACAGGGCTTTACGCCCAAGAATCCGGTGCTGCTATCAGACTTTGCCTTCCGCTGATTTTGCAGATTTTGTTCTCGTGTGACCTCGCGCAGATTGACCCATCGATTGTCAGATTTATTCCCATTCACGTGATCAATTTCGCAAACGGAATTAGCGCCAGTCACGTACATCCAGGCGAGGCGATGCATTTTATACTTCTTGAAATCTAGATTCGCTTGCAAGTACCCCTCACTGTTAAGCGAGCCGACAGCCTCACCAATCTTAGTTCGATTGGCTGTCCTTTGCAGTCTTGTGAAAATTCCTGTTACCGGATCGTATTGCAATAACTGCTTCAATCGATCTACGGTTAAAATACCGTCAGCCATGATGACTCCTTATCCGAGTTGTTTGGTTAGAGCCGGGCACGTGTTAGCGCACCTGTCCGGCTCGTCTATTCTACGCCAGGTTTTTAGGCCGCACTATCTTGGATTGACAAAATAGTTTGGTCATTTGCGAGCGCAGCGCCACCTGCCGCATTGATTTGTGCGACAAATGGATACGTCCGGATGATTCCCTTTTCGCCGTCGTCCGGGGCATCGTCAGTCAACTTGATGGCGGACAGGTTCACTGCAATAAAGTCGGCATTATTGGTCGTGTCGGCAGCCATCGCGGCAACCAGCGACGTTACTGTCTCGTTGTCGTAAAGCGTAGCAATCGTGGTGCTGTCAAACAGCGCAGTGAAGCTGCCGCTTACCTCAATGCGGCCGCGCGACATGTCGGGGTTGAAGTTGGAGCCGACAACAGGGCCAATGGCCGTCAAGTTGCCCTTGATCGTCATGGTGATGCCAGTGATGCCAGCCTGCGCAACGCCGTTGACCATCACGATACCGCGTACCGCCGTCAGAACTGGAGTAGCGGTGGCCGCAGTCGGCGTGGTAAGAACCTGCGTATTCCCACGCGTGCGCACACCCAGGCCCATCGAAGACATCTTGATGGTCGAATTGCCCGACGCCGGCAGACCGATATCTGCCTGACCAATGCGCAAGTCAGGGAAAAGCTCACTCTTACTGATGTCGCCGTACCATTCTTCAACGGTGAAAAGCGTATTGGTATGGCCGGTCAGCGGAGCCAGCGACTTCTTTCCAATTACCGTGACTGCCGAAGCGGCAATTGGACCCTCCGCAATCAGCACGGAATTGTTGAGCGTAATGCCGGTGAGAACGAGGTCAGTCAGCGCCGTGACGACAATGTTATTGTCGCGGTTGACTGCATTGGTGAACGTGCCGGCCGTGATCCGAACCACATCACCGATCTTTACACCGTCAGTAAGGTAGCTGCCAGCGGCGCGAGTCAGCGTGTACGGGCCAACTCCAGCGATGGTAAGCGACAGGCCAGCACTTGCAGATGTAGCCGTGAACACCTTGCGCAGCAGGCTTTGCAGCGGCGTAGCGTAGGTTCCCGGCGACAGCAAGCCGTCGAAGTCCCACGACGTAGTTGCGGTGCCGAGATTGACGCCGGTGGATTGCTGGTGCTGCACGATCTCATCGTTGACGTAGGTTGCGCGCGCCTTTTTGCCGATGGAAGTCTTCCGGCGCAGGACTTGCCCGCCCGAGCCAGTGGCCGGAACACCAAGGCCAGTTTGTTGCTTGATCACGGTGATTTTGTTGATGCCTTGTGCGGTTTGTGCCATGATATTTCTTTCAATTAAAAAAAGCCACCCGAAGGTGGCTCAATTAGCGGAGTTCCGCATTAAAGTTGTTTGAATCTACTGCTTCGATGCCCTTCGATGCTTCCCTTCTTGGCGCGCTAATTTCATCTTCTCTTTGAATGCAGGGTCAGCCCATTTGGCGCGCATTACGCCAATCCACTGTGATTTTTAACAGTGTTTCATGTAAATATGTCAGCGTGCCATCGCACCTTGATAGGCACGAACCATCGATCAGCATCCACTGTTCCGGCGCCAATCTCTGGCGTCTTGTCTATCTGCACAGTAACGCCGCCGAACGCAAACGTAGCGCGGCGCGGGAAAGCATCGCGGATCAGCGCGGCGCGCGCCGATGCGTCTGCCGTTCCGACCTCTGCCGGGTACTGCAAATTAATTTGGAAGATGCCGATTTCCTGAAAGAAGCCGTCGCCCATGGTCGGATTCGACGGAGTGGCGAACATGCAATACGCCTCGCAAAACGGGCGGCCGGAGATTGGCGAGTAAGCCTGATTCTCGTGCACGATGTCAATGGCTGGCGTGATCGCGGCAAGCGCATTTTCCAGCGCGTTGCGAATACTCGATTGGGTCATAGTGGGTATGCCTCGAAGCCCGCTTTCATGTCGCCGCCAGCCTGCTTAACTCCATTGACAGCGGCATCAACGATGTTGTTCCACTCCACGACTGTGACGGCGACTAGGCCAACCGGAGCTTGACGGGACCAGCCTTCTTCCAGGCGCTTTGCATACGGGGTGTTGTTGCAGATGTACTGTACTTCGCCGGCCTTGGCCTGCGCGATGATGCCAGCGTGTGCCGATAGCGTGGCTGAGCCGTCCTTGTCGATAATGCGGCTAATGCCAGTTGGCGGAGCACCTATCGATACCATCCACGATCCGCGAAATCGACCTCCTGTATAGCCAGGTGGCGGCGGATTCTTCCAGTAGCTTCCATCGCCTACCGGGGACCGCTGCACAAGCCGTCCGTCCAGCGTCATCAAGGCGTAGCGAACAATCTTATCCGCGTCGTCCCTAGTCTTCTCGACCCATGCGCGAATGTCTGCTGAAAATGTACCCATCAGATGCGCGCCACGAGCGTGTACATGATTGCGACGCCACCAGGGCGCAGCACGTCGACATTCTTGATCGTGTAGACCTGTCCGCTAGCCGTAGCCAAATCACCCACCCTCGGGGGCGTCAGCGCAGCGCCGGTATCTGCTAGTGCCGAGATCATCAGCTTACGGTCGCCGGACTGCACCAGTGTGCCGTTGACCGTACCTACGCCGAGATCGCGCAGCGTGACGCCGGTTTCAATTCCCCATGCTGATTGAAGGATTGGCGCGCCGGGAACGACTTCGCTATTTACGTATGCGCCCGGCTGTTTCAGGCTCAGTGCGATGAGTTGCCCGTCTTCGCGGAATGCGGCATCAGCGTCGATGGCGTCTTGGGTGTAGTCGCTCATGCAAGCACCAATTCATCGACCCCGTTGCCACATCCAGAATCAAGCGCAATCGCTACCGCAACAGCCTCGCGGGCCGTCTTGCCGAGATACATGGCTGCTTCGGCGTATTCGCTGCCGCTGCCAATTGCGAATGTTCTGCCCTCAACAATCAGTGGATCGGGCGTTTTGCTGTAATAGTGGATCGCACCATCAGGCATGATGATCAGCATGCTGCACGCATCATCTTTCTGTGAATCAGGATATTGAGAGCGAACCATCCCATCGCGCACCCATTGAATGCACGATGCTCCTTGCGCCGCTCCACCAGAGCATCCTACCAACATGCCGTTGATTTGATGGATTTTCGTAGTCGTAGCAATCGAAGTGCCGAACGACACGCGCTTATCCGCTGCAAGAACCTCGCCATCCCATGCAATAACCGTCATGCCCGCTCCATCCTTAATCGAGACTCAAGCATCGGCGCCAGCAAATTATCGATGGCGCGGTACCTCACATACTGAGGCGCGCCGGCAGCGTACACAGTCCTGATCGGTCCGATCGTCTTCTCGACAACCTCGCGCTTGATGTCCGGCGACAGTTCACCGCTCTTGGCCCGAAGCGCCAGTTCGGCACATGCATTCTTAACTGCCTGCGGTACGGAGTTGGCCGGCAGGTACGCGATGTAGCGGTCGTATCCGATATCCTCAACCTGGACCCCGTAGCGCGGCCAATCGAGCGCCTGTGTGAAGTTCAAGCGCCGCCCCTTCCATCTCTGCCGGTACACTTCGATCATGTAGTCCGTGGCGCGGCGCAAGAATTGCTCCTTGACGTCCGTGTCGAGGTCAGACCACGATGCCTCATTGCCGCGTGCGGTGTGATAGGTGTCGGCCTCGGCAACTGTGACATAGCTCTCGGCGCCGGCCATACCGGTCCCGGTTTCGACAATTAGCATCACAGCTCCCGGATTTTCAGATACAGCGTTTGACTGCGTTTCTGACCGTCAGCAGCAACGACCTGACATGTCACACCATACTTTCCGCCAATCTCAAGAGTCGCAGCCGGGTCGTGCGATACCTGAACCTTAATGACTCCGAGCGACTCCGAAATATTCGCAGCCAGCAGGCCAGTATCTTGGCTTAGGTTGTGCGTGACATAGGTCGTTCCCTGGGCTGTCAGCCAGTCAGCGAAATCAAATGGCAGGGTCAGAACATCGTCTGGGTCCATTAGACCAACCGGTTTAAGCGGATTGGTCAGATCCCAAAATGAACCAGTTGTCATATTTTTCTCACTTTATGCTCTAGCATCTGGCGAAACGGTGTAGGTCCGGTTCTCTGTTTTGACCGTGAATTGCAGAACCTGGGAAATAAAAGGAGCGCCATCAATTGCCACGCCTCCGAAAATTGATGATGTTGCAGTCAGCGACGCACCACTCGCGGTGGCATTTAAATTTCCAGTGGCCGACCCTCCAGCTATCGTTGCCGCGCCCGTCAAGGGCGCCCCTGCTGCTGATGGCGGCCCTGGTCCTGGTGGCCGGTGCCACAGCTCCGGCCGGGCACCTGCGGGGGTCGCTCAGCTCGACAGCCCAGTCC